TGAACACAAGGGCACTGTCGAAGTTAAAAAGAAAGTTGATGTTGATGCTATTCTTGAAAAGGCAGTGAATAAAGGAATAGAAGAAGTTTCAAAGAGTATTCATTAGGGGGCGCAATGGTTTCGACAGGAATAAAAGTTAACTCACTTTCTGGACGCGGGTCCGATTCCCGCCGCCTCCACCAAAGGTAATTACTATGGCCGGACGACAATTACAAGCACAACAACAAGCCAGAGCAAGAGCAGCCGCTGATATAATGGATACATCTATGGCTGGGTTAGATAGACACCCTCCTGTAGTTGAAAAAGGTTTTTGGGAAAATCTATATGGCGAGCCTACGACCAGAAGCGGTATCGGAGGAGAATGGACTGTGATGGATATTCCAGAGCGGTTGCCTCCACAAGATGATATTTACGGATTGCCACCAACTTCTGCTGGTGAGCAGCTTTCTAGAAATGCTTATCTTAATGATTTGAGAGCCGATCCGAGAATTGTTGGTGGCAGTTATCCCTCATCTGCCCCCGCCTTAGATGAATTAAGTTTTGTTAGTGATTCTCCTTTAGGGATGAATACGCTTCCTCCTGTTCAGGATATTGAACCGGGTGTGAATGTAGGAGTTGGTGATTATCAATGGCCGCCTTTCTCTTCACAAACTCCTGTTGGTCCTGATGTTGTTTCTGGATCACAATTTATTCCTGAGAGGTGGAGGACTTCAAGATTTATAACTGAATCTGGTAATCCTCTGGTTTCCACTGGAGAAACTTACCCCTTATCAGATACTACTCTAAAAGCTTTAGGTGGTGTGGAACCTGATTACGGAAATCAGGCGTTGTTGAGAGAGGATACTGCAGCCGCTTATGCAGAATTAAAAAGAAGATTTGCAGATGAATTTAAGGGCAAGCAATTAAAGTTAGCCAGCGCTTTTAGAAATAGAGATCATAATGCGGCCCTCCCCGGTTCTGATCCTGAATCTCCCCACATGGAAGGAGATGCTATTGATATAAGTTTTCAAGGCCTCACTAAAAATGAAATAAAGTGGTTAAAACATGCTGGTAAAGTAGTGGGTCTTCAATTTAAGGAATATGATGGAAGTCATCATTTTGATTTCAATAGGCTCTTAGCTGATGAAGCTGGTGCTGCTGATATTGGTATGATTGAGGCTGTAGATGCGGGATCTGAAGCAAGAGTGTCTCGACCAATTATAGACTATCCAACAAACATTCATCCAGATTCTATGGTTCCTCCAGCGCCAATGGCAGATGTAGTGGGAGAATTACCGCTGGGTCAAGAAGATTATCTAGGTTCTCAAAGACAGATAGATAACACTGCATATTGGCAGGGAATGCTGGAAGATAAAAAAATGCGTGAAGCAATGGAGGGGTATGGCCCTCGGACGCCAGCCCCTGTTGCGACAGCGATAGGAGCCACTGATTACCCGTATCAGACAGGACATAATGTAGTAGGGTATGGTCCCGGCGGGTTAGGAGATCTCCCTCCAGCGGACGTTACAGCCGCTCTGATGAGGGATTCTGCTGCACCAGTGCTGCCAGTAGAAGAAGAGGAAGTAGTATCAGATCTAATTCCTGATTTTTATGACGATAGATTCCATGTTCCTACTGCGGTTCAGAATTTGCAGGCCAAAGTTGGCAAAGGAACTGCTCCCCTTTACAGGGACGAGAGAGCAGGATTGCCGGATGAATTGGAGACAGTGCCGCTCCCAAGCGATGAAGGAGTTGATGCAGTAAATGATAAAATATGGAGAGCAGAGGCTGAAGCACTTCTCCGTGAAGATTTAGAAGGGGAGGAAGCGCGTCTTATGGAGGAGGCTCTTGTGCGCAGGGAAGAAGCTTTTCCTAGAGCAAGTGCCAGAGTAGCTTTTTACTTTCCGGATGATGAAGCTGTATTAAAAGAACAGCAAGATATAGCATTGGGCAAAGACAACGCTGCTTTGCAGTTTTGGCAAGAGGGTGGCAAAGAGTTTCATGGGGTGGATGAAGCGGGAAATCCAATTTTTGATCAGGCGGGAATATTTGCTGATAAAGAGGCGTGGATGAGACAGCCTTTCCCGCAGCAACTGAAGGGTCCTGTTCCAGAACCTATGCCTCAGGCGGTTGAACCTTCTCCTATTGCTCCTGAAGCAGCGGCTATAACGGAAGCGGATGTGGATACTGATTTTATTACCGATATTCCTCCAGCAACAACGACTGCTCAAGATGGGCCTTTGCCCTTGGATCAACAAACACCAACTCAAGATGGGCCTTTAGGACCTGAGGTGTTGAAACCTCCAATTGAAGAAGCAACAACTCTAGAAGACTGGACAGCGGCCTTGTATGGCGAACCGCCGGGTGTTCCACAATTTCCTGTAGTGCCTCAACCGGGTACTCCGGAATTGACCAAGATGGGATTCTTTGCTAAAAATTATAGGCAGTCTGATCTGGTTAATCCCCCGTCTGAGATGGTGCGTAATGCATTCCCTTGGGCGGCTAATCTTCCTACCGATATATTAGAAAGAGCGGCTAGGAATCCGGATTTTCTTAGGGAGCTGATGGATAAGTACGGAAGGCCGGAAGGTGGAGGGAGTTGGGCTAATCCTGATCTTGCGGCTACCGCTCAAGTAGCGCCGCCTTCTCCTCTGGTGATTGGGCAAGGTAATGGAGTACCTCCTGACTTGCAAAAAGAGATAGATTCTCTTGCTACTACTGGTGGCCAAGCTACAGCAGAACTTGAACGGGCCCCAGTTGAAGCTATGGTGGCAGATACTTCTGCGCAAGATGCTCAGGTTCAATCTGATGCGAGAGCTTCATTGAATGAGTTAATTGGCCAGTTGAGTTGGATACAGAAAATGGCTATACAAGGATATGGTATTGATCTTGATAAATTTAGTGGCTTTTTCACACAGAATGATATAGCGGAGTTATATCAGTTTATGCTTCAGAATAAAGATAAAGTCGGCCCTGAGATTTGGGCTCAGATTGAAGCGATTAATGAGGCATTAGGATAATAAAATGCCAATAAAGAGATGTGCTCTTCCCAAAGGGAAGAGGGGATGGAAATGGGGTAACAAGGGGAAATGTTATCCAACTCGTAAGCAGGCCGAAAGGCAGGCAGCTGCCGCGCACGCGGCAGGCTATACAGGGAAATAGGGTGCCAGTGTGTTGCCCGTTATAGCGAAGGGCGTTGAATATAAGAATAATAATGCAAACGCCGCAAAACAATTTGCTGAATGGGCGCACACTGCCCCGTTTAATCAAATGGTTGAAGCATGTGCTGATTGTCATCGTGATTCTAATATTGATGATTCTTTCATTAGGACTCTTGGGCAATTGGATCGCTATTACCTTGGTGTGTTTCTTTGCAACCGCCATGATATGTTACATCCGTGGATCTATGAAAGATGCAGAGAAGTCGAGTCAGAAAGAGATTCAAGACTAGATTTATGGGCTCGGTTTCACTATAAGAGTTCAATTATCACATTTCTGGGTACTATACAGGAAATTCTGTGTAATCCAGATATCACGATAGGGTTGTTATCGTATTCTGCAAGACAGGCCAAGCCGTTTTTAAGGCAGATAATGCAGGAATTCGATTCTAATGAGAAGTTAAAACAACTTTATCCTGATATCTTGTGGGAAAAACCCCGGCTTCAGGCCCCTAAATGGGCTGAAAATGAGGGAATTTGCGTTAGAAGGTATGCTAATCCTAAGGAACAGACGGTTGAGGCACATGGATTGGTAGATGGTCAGCCCACTGGTAGACACTTTGATCTCATAATATATGATGATGTGGTGGTTCAGGAGGCCGTAAATACGCCAGAACAGATCAAGAAAACTACTACTCAGTGGGAATTATCCCTAAATTTAGGCTCAACTTATAGACCTAGATTCCAGTATGCTGGCACTAGATACTCTTATGGAGATACTTACGGGACTATTCTTCAAAGGGCGGCTGTAAAGCCTAGAATTCATCCGGCCACTGTAAATGGTCAGATGGATGGAGAGCCTGTATTTCTTGAGAAAGAGAGATGGGAGGAAATTAAGAAGACGACATCAACCTATACGGTTGCTTGTCAGCAGTTATTGAATCCTATTGCTGGCTCTGATATTGCATTTAAAGAAGAGTGGTGGAATCAGTGGGAGATTCGACCGTACACTCTTAATGCATATATTATGTGCGATCCCGCGCACTCGCGTAAGCGTGAGTCTAATAGGACTGCTATTGCTGTTGTGGGTGTAGATGCAAATTACAACAAGTTTCTTTTGGATGGGATGTGCCATAGAATTTCTCTTTCAG